CGAGTAGTTCTGCACAGAATATTGATGTAATACCAAGAACATACGCATCATTATATACTTTAAAATTAAGAGATACAAGCAAGAACAAAGAAGTGTTTTCATCAAGTGTTAGTGCTTCTGATAATGGCAATTTCAAAAGATTGTCTGCAACTTTTAGTCCTGTACTCAAAGAGGGTAGATACTATGATATGACTTTGATAAGTGGTAGTGCAACTGTTTACAAAGACAAAGTATTCTGCACAGACCAAACCATCAATCAAGCAAACAACAATCATTATGATATAAATAATGGACAGTTTACATTTGATGAAACATCAGGATCACACGATAACGATTACATTATAGTATGAACGATTTAAGAGTTATAAATTTAAGTAGTTACACCACACCTAAAGTTGTTGAATACAAAAACAAAGAATGGATAGGTTATGGAGATGATAACAACTACTTTAAATATCTTATAGATAGATACAATGGTAGTCCAACAAACAATGCTATTGTAAATGCTATCTCTGCTATGATTTATGGAAAAGGTTTAGATGCTACAGATAGCAACAGAAAACCAGAAGAATATGCAAAGATGATTTCTTTGTTTAACAATGATTGCATAAGAAAACTTTGTTATGACCTTAAATTAATGGGACAATGTTCTATACAGATAATTTATTCTAAAGATAGAAATACAATCGCACAAGTAGAACACTTCCCAGTAGAAACATTGAGAGCTGAAAAGTCAGGAGAGGATGGAGAGATAAATGCTTACTATTATTTTCACGATTGGGCAGAATACAAACCACAAAGCAAACTAAAAAGAATACCTGCGTTTGGTAAGAGTAACGAATCAATAGAAATATTGTATGTCAAACCCTACAGAGCAGGTTATCATTATTATAGTCCTGTTGATTATCAGGGTGGTTTACAATACGCAGAACTAGAAGAAGAAGTAGGTAATTTCCATTTAAATAATATTATGAACGGTATGTCTCCTAGTATGTTAATTAACTTCAACAATGGTGTACCAAACGAAGAAGAAAGAGAACTTATAGAACAAAGAATATCACAAAAGTTTTCTGGTAGTAGTAATGCAGGTAAATTTATTTTAGCTTTCAATGACAATGCAGATACAGCAGCGAGTATTGATCCTGTTCAGTTATCAGATGCACACCAACAATATCAGTTCTTAAGTGAAGAAAGCACAAGAAAGATTATGGTAGCTCATCGTATTGTATCTCCTATGCTTATTGGTATCAAAGACCAGTCAGGACTAGGTAACAATGCAGATGAACTAAAGACTGCATCTATATTACTAGACAATACAGTCATCAGACCTTTTCAACATTTATTGATAGACTGTTTTGACAAAATATTGGCATATAACAAAATTTCACTAAATCTTTATTTTAAGACCTTACAACCACTTGAATTTACAGACTTGGAGAATGTAGAAGATGAAGAAACGAAAGAGGAAGAAACAGGTGTTAAATTAAGTGAGGAGAGGTGTTGTGTTAGTCTAGGGAGTGATTTAGACAAATACATAGACAATGATGTGGCAGATGCTTTGATAGATTTAGGAGAAGATGAAAACGAGTTGTTAGAAAAATACGATCTTATAGATGAGTTCGAAGTAGATTACGAAATAGAAAACGAACTAGACCAGAAGATTGCAGAGCTTAACGAAAAGACAGAACTTGCAAATACAGGAAGTGCAAAACCATACAGGGATAGTAAACAAGATGGCAAGTCAAAAAAGAAAGGACAAGAAGATGTTATCTATTTAGTAAGATATATGTATACACCTTATAGTGGTGCTTACAAAACAAGAAAAGGTAGATCAAGAGAATTTTGTATCAAAATGATGAACGCAAAGAAAGTTTATCGTAAAGAGGATATAAAGGCAATGGATAACAAAGTAGTCAATGCAGGATTTGGCAAGGGTGGTGCAAATACATATTCTATATGGCTATATAAAGGTGGTGCTAGATGTTCGCACAGATGGACTAGAAGAATATACGCAAGAAAAGAAGGCAACAAATCTTTAGGTGATGTGGTTAGTACAACAAGTGCAATCAAGAAAGGTTTTAGACCAGAGAAAAATGCAAAGAAAGTATCAATAGCACCTCGTAATATGCCTAATAAAGGATTTACGGCAGCATATTGGAATAAAATGGGATTTAAGAATTAAAAGATGGCAGTAGCATTATTTATAAAACCGATAGACTTAAAAAGAAACTCAATCATTGATGGTAATGTTGATGTGGATAAATTTATTGGATTTGTCAAAATAGCACAACAGATACACATCAGAAACTATCTAGGTACTGACCTATACAACAAAATAAGCTCCGATATTATTGCAGGTAGTTTAACAGGTAATTATTTAAACCTTGTCAATGATTTCATACAACCTATGCTCATACATTTTGCTATGGTTGATTATTTGCCTTTCGCAGCATATCAAATAAAAAATGGTGGTATCAGTAAGCACGTTTCAGAAAATGCAGAAAGTGTAAGTAAAGAAGAAGTAGATTACCTAGTAGAAAAACACAGAGATATAGCAGAATACTATACAAGAAGATTTATTGATTATATGAGCTTCAATCAGAGCTTGTTTCCAGAATATACAAGCAACACAAATGATGATATACATCCTGATAAAGATGCTCTTTTCAATGGTTGGGTATTATGAAGTATAAGGTAAAGAAAAAAAATATTGAAAAATTAATAACATATTTAAAAGTCAATGGCAACATTAACAAATACACAAATATCAGTAACGTATGTAGGGCTCTTAAAGACAAGTGCTAATACAGTCTTAACATCTACTGCTCAACAAATAACTGATGGATCAGGTAACAACAGTATTATGTTTTTATCTACGGCAGGTGTTGGTATTGGTGGCAGTCCTGCATCAGGCAAAGAATTAGATGTTACAGGGAACGTACAAATAACAGGAGACCTTATAGTAGATAACATTACAATAGATGGTTCTACAATCACAAACGCAAGTGGAGACTTAACAATAGTAAATACTGCTGATGATGGCGATGTAATATTTAAGTCTGATGATGGATCAGGTGGAGTTGCTGAATATATGAGGTTGGATGGTGGCATAACTTCGATAGTTACATCTAAAGATATATTAATGGGTGTTGATGGCGATGGTGGCAAATTAAAACTAGGAGCAGGGCAAGATTTACAAATCTTTCACGATGGCACAGACAGTAAAATACAATCATCAGGTGTTGGAGACTTAATAATTGAGCAAAGAAATGATGATAAAGACATAGTGTTTAATTCCGATAACGGATCTGGAGGAATTAATGAATATTTAAGAATTGATGGTAGCGAGGTCTTAATTAATGTCTCTGCCACTAATGGTATGCAATTCGATGACAATGTTAGAATTAAGATAGGGAGTGGTACTGGTGGAGATTTAAGAATATATCACGATGGATCAAATTCTTATATAGAAGATTCAGGCACAGGAGACCTTATAATATCTGGAGATAATGATGTAATGATTAAAGATGGTACTGGTAATTTACTATTTAATGGTAATGCTAGTAATAGTGTTGAATTATATTTTGGTGGAAGTAAAAAGTTTGAAACTACAAGCACAGGTGTTAAAGTACAATCGACAGGAACTGCAACATTAACTTTATTAGATGCAGATGATTCAAGTGAGGTGTCAATAAACCATAATGCAGGTGTTACCACAATACTTTATTCTGATTTAATATTCGATGCAGGTGGTGGTAACAATGTTTTACAGCTTACGAGTGCTATAAACGCACTTGAAAATATAACCTTACCAGATAGTAAAAAAATTCTTCTAGGTACAGGTGCAGACCTAGAAATATATCACGATGGCTCAAACTCATACATAGATGAGGTTGGTACAGGCAGTCTATTTATTAGAGGATCGGACATATTTATTAAAGCAAATGCAACAGAAGATGCAATTATAGCAAGAGCAAATGCAGAGGTAGAACTGTATCATAATGGAAGTGAAAAATTTGCAACTACAAGCACAGGTGTAAGTATAAGTTCGACAGGCGCAGGTGCTATTGCAACAGTTGAAGCAGGTGATGCCAACCAAGCAAGTTTAGATTTAAAAAATACAGAGGGGCATTACAGATTAATTACAGATGGTGGCGAATTTAAAGTATATGACC